GGCGCAGGGTAAGAGCTGTGAAAATTGCAAACACTTTATGTCAAATCATAGCTTTAAACTAGGGCATAGTGATTATTTAAATGGGTGCAGAGTATTAATAACGCCAAGTGATTTTTTATGTAGTGATTTTAAATCAAAAGAAAATCAAGATGTTAAGTAAAGCTGAACAACTAAAACGCCATGCGCCTCTAAAGCAGAAGCCGTTTGTCGATAAAAAGTATTTAGCATATCTACACAGTCAGCCTCAAAAATGTTTTGTTTGTGGTGGGTCGAATAAAATTGAGCTACATCATATCAAACTCACATCAAGCGATTTAAAGGATGATAGGCTTGTAATTTGTTTGTGTGGTGAAGAGCATCACCGAAACGGGGAACTAAGCCCTCACGGTAACCCTAAGCGATGGAGAGAAGCATATCCCATCGAAGTACAAAGAGAATACGCACAAAAACTTTACGAAGAGTATAAATCAAATTCTTTTTAATTACTCTTGACACGCTTTTAAATTTGCGCTATAATACTGTATAACAAAAAAATAGGGGATAAGATGGCTAGTTTTTTTGGAGCTAGATGCGATTCGTTGCTTAGTAATATGGATGATGATATAAAATCATCAACCAAGAAGGCAATTAAAGAATATAAAAAACGTGGCGGCAAGTTAAGATTATACATTATAGACGAAGCATATTACGGCAATAAATGTTTACTTAAAAATCATTTTGGGTTGCATACAATGGATAGAGGTAATTGTCACTCTGAATTTTGGCGTGTTTATGATGAAATTGTAAAAGGTTTTAATGAATGGAAGTGGAAAATTATTGGAACAAATCTTTCATTTGAGCAGTATATGACCGATGAAGAGGCTGATGCTATCAAATACCCTATTCAAAAAATATATAGCAGTGGAAGAAAAAGACAATGACCAAACAATATAACCGTAATCCATACACCAAACTACCTAAAGCCTGCGAGGTATGCGGTACAGTTAAGTCAATGACAAAGGCTGGCAAGTTCTGCTCTAATAAATGTCGCCAACGGAATAAGAATAATAAAGTTAAAGGGGAATAGATGAAAAGCATTAAATACCTATACGAGATGGATAGCCTAAAACACCTATTCACTAATGATGAATTAGTAATCATCCATAAGTATATCGACACACAAGTAAACCGCCTTAATCAATTAATACGATCAGGTTCAATGAACACAGCTATGGAAGTATCAAAAGACAAAGGAGTAGATTTGTTTGGAGCGCAAAGCATGGTGATGAAGAAGAGAGCAGATGCTATTCTATTTTGGGAAGAGAAAAAAAAGGAGATACAATGAAAGAGCTTAAAGCGTTAGAGATATTAAAAAAATTCTCAGCATATTGTGAAAGTGCATATGGGTTTAACGGAGCTATGATAGCTTCACTTGGTGATATCAACGAGGCTATCGCAGAACTCGAAGCACTACAAGCCCCTAAGACATGTGATGGGTGTGAGTATTTAGGGTATTCAATAATTATGCAAAGTGAAACTTGTAATTGTAAATATGAATGTACTCGTTTTAAACTAATTCAAGCAAAGTTATACCCTGATATGTATAAAACTAAGGCTCAATAATGAACTATGAGAAATACTGTAAAGATATGCGTAAATTTAAACAAGTCCCAATGGATGAGGTCGCATTTAATCTTATGATGAATATCGGAGAGGAACGAATAGAGCCACTAGTAATTACTCCACGTAATCAAGCTAAACCTATGAAACCTACAATGGATAACCATAGCAAGATTAAAAATGTAATAAAGCGCATACACCTCCCAAAGTTTGATTCGGAACCAAAGCCCAAAATAGAACCGAAAGAAATAAAACAACCAAAGAGTAACAGGGCAAAGCCAACAGATTTAATGGGTATGACAAAAGAAGAAAAGGAGGCACACCATAAAGCAAAAGCATTGGAGCGTTATTACGCAAAACGATCACCAACGGTGCGGGTAAAAATGTCCGATGAAGAACGTAAAGAAAAAAAGCGTATTTATAATAATAAGCGCAGAAAAAACATGATTGATTCAGGAACATGGAAACGCAAGCCATTAACCGATGAACAAAAAGAAAAAGCACGAAAGCTAAAAGAAGAAGCAAGACGTAAAGCAGGTATTCAGCCACGCACTAAAATGTCACCCGAAGAAAAGAAAGCTAAGTTACTGCAGCAATCAGCACAATGGCGACAGCGGTGTAAAGAAAAAGGGATTAAGCGTGTTTTAACCGATGAACAGCGTGAACGATATAACGCTAATTATAGAGCGAAAGCTAAATTAAAAAAGGAACAAAAATGAAAAAAGAAGATTTATTAAAAATTGCTTGTAATAGGACTACATCATACAATGAGATGATGTTCGCATTTAATGAGTTTTACGACTCAAATATCTGTATTCCTAAAGGCGAAAATAGACGCCAATATGCTGATGTATTGCATGCTTGGGTTGAGAGTGTTGAGTGTGAATACCTTGCAAAATATAGTGATAACTATTTTGATCTTGAAAATATTGAAATGTTAGCTATGGCAAGGTCAATTCGTATCAAACCATCAGAGCCAGTATATGAATGGCAGTGGATAGATATTGGCAATTCAAAATGTGCTGAGATAATGAATAAGTCAAAGCACATGACAGAGGATGAAGTAAAGATATGGGTATCAAATATTAAACCTATTAAACTTGAAGAAACTAAAAGGATTAGAGAATGCAAATAATTTACGAAACACTACAATACAACGAATTCGACATGGAAAAAGCTCTAGCCGAGTATGGCGAAGAGATGGGGAAGTCAGCTATTATAGTAGCGACAAATTATAATGTGCAGGGAATGGAATTCCACCGAGAATATGCCAAAAGTAGAATAGAAAGAAATGATAATATTGTAACTTTATGATATACTTACTAAGTAGAAAGATTTTGTGAGGGGGTATCTACTGCCTCCACGCATTACCCCTTCTCAAAATTTTTAAGTCGTGGAGGACTGCAATGTTAGAAAATCAAAAACCATCAACACCAGTGTTAATAAAAGATTTAGGTATGCTTTACCCTACTGAAAAATCTAAGCAACCAAGACGTTTTGGACTATACAAATGCCAATGTGGTAATGAATTTAAAACACATACTAGCCATATAAAAGGAGGGGGAACACGATCGTGTGGATGCCACCAAAAAAATATGGCTCATAGAACACATGGGCTAAGATATCATCCTTTATATACAGTATTTGTATCTATGAAAAGTAGATGTTTTAATAAAAATAATATAAGGTACAATAGTTATGGTGGCAGAGGGATTGAAATATGTAGTGAGTGGAAAGATAGCTTTCAGTCTTTTTATGATTGGGCACTATCTAATGGATATAAAAAAGGCTTAAAAATAGATCGCATCAATAACGATGGAAATTATGAACCTTCAAATTGTAGATGGGCAACAAATGAAGTCCAAGGGAGAAACACTAGAAGGATAATGTCTACAAATACAAGTGGATATAGAGGCGTTTCAAAAAATGGTAATGGGTATATTTCACGAATAATTATATCTTGTAAATCAAAATACCTTGGTTATTTTAGCACTGCACTTGAAGCGGCAAAAGCTTATGATACTTATGTGATTAAAAACAATTTAGAGCATACAATAAATATGGTCTTATAAATTATAAGATTACTACGTGCCAAACTATGTGCTAAAAAAGGTTAGTTTTATATTAAAATTCGATACAATATACAACTATAAAGAGGTGATTGTATGGATAACATAGATAAGTTTTATCAACTATGTGAAATATTATCGGATGATTTAAGCAAAGTTGCGTTTGTAATTAAAGCGTACCACTTTGAATCAATCCATTATAATTCAATCCTCTCAGACTGCCAATACTCATCTAAGGCTAGACTAGAAAAGTATGCAGAAACTATTGATAATATCCTTGATCTAAAACACACCATAGTAATAGAAGCATCTAAGGGGATAACATTTAATGATATTGACCTATATATAAGATACTTACATTCACTATTAGAGTCTAACCAAATAGTATATGCCCCATACGTAAAGACGTGCCAATGTAAAGAACATGGTAACCAAAAAGGACTTTTTGAAGATGAATAAGTCTATAAGGAATTTTTACGCCAAGATGTTTATATGGTCAAATTTTAGCGCAGTACATTTATTTGTAAACTATATACTTATATGGTTTGTAACTGAATGTATTTTTATAGTAATAGAAACTTTTTTAGGTATTTCATATACGCATAGATGGTATGATACTCTATTGAGTATATCAATAGCATGGACTTTTATATTTAACATTGAGTATGTATTTGACACGATGAAGGGGAAATAATGACTTATCAATATAAGTGCACTAAATGCGACAAAGAGGTAGGAATAGTTAAGCCTATGAGTGAAAGCGAAACTAAAGAGTATTGCGATGATTGTGGCAAAGAGTTAAAGCGTGTATATGAAGCCCCAAGTATAGCAACTGGCGATGGGTATAAGAAGTAATTAATGGCATTATCTACTCGTAAAAAAAACCAAATAATTGCAGACTGGAAAGCTGGAAGATTTACAAGTTATTATGCTATTGCAAAGCACTATCAAATAAGTAACCCAACAGCTAAAGAAATTTTAGTAAATATACCTCAATCAAATGCCGATATTGTCGAGGCTGGAGTGACTTATGAAAAAGCTAAAAAACTTAATAAAAATTTAATAGAAGTAAAAGCTATTGAATCATTAGTAAAAGAACGCACTATTGCAGACGAAATACAAGATATTGCGCTAAGCGGAACTCTTGCTAATTTAAAGAGTGTAAAGAGTAAGATTGAAAAAGAAGAAGTAGAAACTATGCAAGATCATAGGCACGCACAAGAGCTATTTGATAAGGCATTAATAACAGCAGGTAAAGCAGATAGGCATGCTCCAAAACAAGACATTAATCTAACCAATGCACAACAAAACAATACTGAGATAAAAAGGGTAACCATTGCTAGAAGAAGTGATAGAGCTTAGCAACCCTCAATATGACTTTCTAACGTCTACTAAGAAACATACAGGCTTTGTAGCTGGGTTTGCAAGTGGTAAGTCTTTTATAGGCACCCTTAAATCACTTCATAAAATCATAAGTGGTGTTCCAAAGACAGCATATTATTTGCCAACGTATGGAGATATACGCGATATTGCATTTGATGGTTTCCCAACTGTTGCTGAAATGTTAGGTTATGACTACCGACTTAACAAAACAGATAAAGAGTTTACACTACTAGATGGTAAAAATGAGATAGGAAAAGTCTTATTTCGTAATATGTCAGAGCCTGAATCAATCGTAGGTTATCAAGTTGGATATACACTTATAGACGAAACAGACATACTTAAACAGCAGATTATGGATAAGGCTTTTAAAAAGATACTTGGCCGTAATCGCTTAATTGTTCCAGTAGAAGATGAAGAATTAATACAAGAATATCTAAATACATCAATACCTCCTGAAGGAACATATTTTCATGATGGTAAAGCAGTTTTATGTTATATAAACTCCATTGATGTTGCAGGAACTCCAGAGGGGTTTAAATGGTTTTATGATCGCTTTGTTACTAGATATAACTCAGATACTGACTTACTAATAAAAGCTTCTACATATTCAAACTTACATAATATTGCTGATGATTTTATTGAAACACTAAGAAGCCAATATCCAGCAGAATTATTTGAGGCTTATGTCAATGGTGAGTTTATAAACCTTACTACTGGAACAATCTATAAATATTATAATCGTATCACCAATCAATCAGACGAAGTAGACAACGGAATAGAAGAACTATTTATAGGTCAAGACTTTAATATCGGTGGATGTGTTTCTATTGTGTACGTAAAACGTGATGATGATATTGTGGCGGTAGATGAGTACGAGAGCTATGATACGAATATGATTATAAACAATACTAAATCACGTTATCCAAATAGAGTAATAAGTTTTTATCCCGATGCAAGTGGTAACGCTAAAAAGACCTCAGCAAGTGAAACAGATATTACAATGCTGCGTAATGCAGGGTTTAAAGTATTGGTAAATGGTCGTAACCCATCTGTAAAAGACAGACATAATATAAGTAATAATAAGTTTGAGAAAGGACAGCTAAAAGTAAACTCAAAGAAGTGTCCTAAGTATGCACAAGCACTCGAACAACACGCATATTCAGCTAATGGCGAGCCTGATAAGTTT